TAGTCTTTTAAGCTGATGGACTTGGTGAAGAACTGACTGAGCTAGACGGGCTGACGGAGGCTGAGGGGCTGAGCGAAGCACTTGGGCTGAGCGACGGGCTACTAGACGAACTCGGCGAGCGACTAGCGGAGGGTGAAGTCGAGGCACTTGGTGAAGAACTGATAGAACTTGACGGGCTGAGGGAAGCGCTGGCCGAGGAGCTAGGAGACACGGAAGCGCTGGCCGAGGAACTCGGGCTGAGTGAGGAACTTGGGCTAAGACTCTGTGAACTTGAGGGGCTGATTGAGGGGCTATCACTAGCGGAGGTACTGGAGCTGGGCGAGATAGAAGCGCTTGGTGAACTTGAGGTCGAACTTGACGGTGATAGTGAAGCGCTCGGAGAGGTTGAGCTACTCGGACTGACCGAACTACTGGCACTGGCACTGGGCGAAGTCGAGGCACTGGGCGAAGTCGAGCTTGACGGGCTAATAGAGGCTGATGGAGAGACACTGGCGCTGGGGCTAAGCGAGGCGCTTGGGGACGTAATCGCTCCAGCTACTCGGGCAACTACGGAGGAACCAGTGGTTCGTGGCTTCCAGATACATACGAACCGAATCCTACCCGATGTAATGGTAGCGGTTGAAACAGTGATTGTAATATCACGGCTAATTGCTAGGACTGGGAAGTTAGTAACCGTATCAGCGATAAAGGTTGCTTGAGGGTTTGTCCCTGTCCAAATTTCATAAGTGTTTAATTGAGATGCAGTAGTAGCAGCAATAAATGCACCCGTTGAGTCAGAACCACCGCCAGCGTGAGGTTCACGGTCAACTCCTACGGAAATCGTAGCACTAGCACCCGCGAGGTCGTTCTCGACAATAGCATAAACTTGGGCGCTGACTAAGCCATTAACCCGAAATATTTTATAAGTCCCTATGGCTCCGGGGTCGCCCGCTTGAGCGCCATTGAAATTGATAGCGACTTCTTCCTGTAAACCAGTACCAGAAGTTATTTCGTTTTGCTGGCCGAGAGTCGCTAAGATATTAGGCATGTTTATATTCCTTTTAGTTAGAGTAGCGCACTTGTACCGTAATAGTCAACAATTACTATTATGTTGGATTGTACGCTACTCGGTTTAGTTACGCTTGGCGCGCCCAAGTACCGACTACTCTAGCAACATTCCAGCCATTCGTGCCATCGCCAACAAGAACAATCTCGTCACCGACAGCGGCGGTAGCCTTAGTGTTGAGGGCGGCCTTGTTGTCAGTAGCCGTAAAGCCGTTACCGGCGATTTGGTCGCTGGCGTTCGGAGCAACGGTTACTAGAATAGTTTGGTCACTTACCGCACCGGCGGGGCCGCCAGTTGGGGCTACGCCACCGTTACGAATGACGAAATATGCCCCAGCTGAGGTAGCAGGAAGCGTAATCGTAATCGCGTCGGCTTGTACGTTTTGGACAATGCCGTTATCAGTTAAAGCTAACGTCTTGTTAGTAGTGATATTGGCGGATTGTCGTCCATCAGTTAAAACTGCCATTTAATTTCCTTTCTTATTGGGAACTTTGTTCCGATTTAGTTTCTTCTTTTGGTTTTTTGTTTTCCAAGCCAGCTTTCAGCGCGGCTAGGGTCGCTCTGGTTTCAGCTAATTCAGCTTCTACCTCGGCGGCCGAACGGGTGACAGTGCCGTTATGGACACCGCCCGTACCAGGGTCTGACGGGCCAACCTCGGGGTTTTTCTTATCCTTTTCGAGCTGGGCTTTTTGCATCGCCAGGATTTCCTGACGGCTCGGCACGTCGCCGATTCGTTCGTAGCCCACCCGGATTAAAGCGTCAGCCTGGATTACGCCATCAGCGCCAGAAGCTGTAATCAGCTCCTTTTTAGCGGCTTTGTGGCGATAGATGCCAGGCTGGTTAAGTGGCCTGCCGTCACCTTGTTTTTCAGTGGACTGGCCTTTTGGTAATAGGTTTGGGTCCATATAGTTCCTCCGTTAGTTTATGCGGTTATCTACGCCGTCATATGTGCGCGAATGCCTACCCCGTGGTTGGTCGGGATGAAGCAATCGTAGTAACGTCGTAGCTCAGCGACCCCGCCATCAATACCCTGAACATCTGTAAGGATGCGGATAGAGTTGAACTTGGTCGGAGCGACTAGCACCTGAGAGTGAATGAGCAAATAGCCGGTATTAGCAGGCAAGTAACTTGCCGGAACCTTTACAAGCGTGATGCCGTCAACCTGGCCAATGATACCCTTTTTCAGGTCTGCATAGGTTAGGTCACAGTTCTTAGAGAAGGTCGCGTCCTGTTTCAGCAGGCTGTATGTCGCACTGGTTAAGAAACAGTAGCGTCCGTCTTCGGGAACTTTAGCGTCGGTCATTGCGTCGTTCTGGGCCAGTAACTTGTTGTAAGCGACTGAAGTTGTCAAAGCAGCGGTAGCACTCTGGGAGTTGGCTACAGCATAGGCTTGCGCCGTCAGTAACCGGTAAATGTCTGTGTTTGGCACAGATACTTCCCGGACTTGCCGCTTAACGCTCTTACTAATTTCCTGCACCATCATGCTGTCTTCCAGGTTTCCACGGTCAACCGTGAAGGTGGCCGCTTTATCTTGGGAGAGCGTGAAGGTCTGCGTACCGTTACCTAATTCGACCAATGAACCAAAGCGGTTCGTACCACTTCGGACATAGTTGACTTCGGCGACGGTGTTAATGTTGTAGATAGTTACTGATTGCCGACCGTTGAAATCAAGGCGGACGCCGTTGTTGATGACTGCGTCGGTCTTGGCATTCAGGAAATATCGCTCATCGATTACATCCAAATATGAGGATGCATAATTTTGACTTGCCAATTTATTTTCCTATTAATCTTTCCTTTAATACCCGTCAACGTCCTCAAGTATCGCCAAAATCGGGTCTTTCTTAGTCGTTTTTGGAGCGGAGGAGCTGGTGTCATCAGCCCGAGCAAGCATCTTTTCAGTGTCTTGCTGGCCTTTTAACTGGCCTTCCTGCGCCGATACGTTGTGGGACGCGGCGAGCGTTTTATAGAGTCTGTAAGGTGAAATGTTGGAACCGATTATCGCGCCGGTATTTTCGTCGCGGATAATGGCATCGCTCATTAAAGAGGCAGCTTCCTCGGCAATATCCTTGCGGTAACTGCTACTTTCGGGGTTGAACATTGGAAAGTCATTTAAGACTCTCTGCGATTCGCTCTCGATAGTCAGTTGGGCGTCGGCTACTTTATTATTGTAGTCTTGCACCTGGAGTCGCTGGTCGAGCGCTTCGACGCGGGCGTCGGTGGCTGACATGCCTTGGGCAACAAGTTCGTCTACCGTCGCGGGCTGGTAGGCTTCGGAGTTGACTTTCTCAACTTCCGTTTTTAACGCGTTTCGCTGGGCTACGAGGTCTCGTATCTCAGTGTTTAACTGTTGCTTGCGGTCTTCTGCTTTACCTTGCGGCTGTGTTTCCGTTTCATCGTCGGCAGTTTCGGCTGTATCGTCAGCCTCCTTGCCGTCTTCCGTTTCTTTAGTAGGTACTTCTGGCGGTTTGGGCGTTTCGCTCAAGTCACCGTCTTTATCCTCAGCCTCTGGTTTTTTGTCGTCAGCTTTGGCTGGCTTGGCTGGTGACGAACCGGCTTCGGGGGTGTCCTGTTCACCCTCCGTTAGGATATCCATTATCGGGTCAGCTTTGACCTCTGGCTTATCCTGTACGTCTGTGGCTTCTTCGGCCATGTTGTCTCCTTATTTTTACGACTTATTCGCTGTCGGGGCGGGAGATAGACTCCAACCTGCCCACTATTTATCTTCCGGGAGGAAGAAGTGTTTGGTGGGCAGAATGCAACCTATCTCTTAGTGTAATCCTCCAGTAATCCCTCCAACCACTCCATCTCGGCCCGTAAATTATCCCGAGTTAGTTCATTGGCGTTATGAACTATCAGGAATTGCTTCGGTTTGGTCTTAACCGCCTCGGGAATCGAGTCAACCGACCCAAAAAAGGCTATTTTTTCCTTAAAACGGTCAATTATGTCCTGTACTAGCGGTAAAGCCTCCATTAACTTGGCTTTTTCGGCGTTCCGGTCATTAACTTGGTCAACAGGTTCGGTCGGAGCGAACGGTGCGCCATCTAAAGGGTAAATATTGTCTTCTTGTAAGTCTTTTTGGGTCATTTCTGGCCTCCTGCTGCGGGTTTCGGTTGCTGGGCGGCTAATTTAGCTTGCTGTTGTTGCTGTTCAGCTTGTAATTTGGTCTTAGCGACTTCATGTAACAGTTTCAACTTGTCCATTTCCTGCTGGTGGTCATTCTGTTGGGCTTTTAAGACGTGGTCAGGGGTAATTTGCTGGGCGTTCGGGTCGAGCGGAGGTGGCTGTGGCATAAGCTGGTCTTGGTCATCGAGGGGCTTGTTAAGCGCCGTATTCCCCCGAGCGTTAATATTGGCGATCGGGCCTTCACGGACTTGGTCTTCAGTCACTTGGATACCAGCTAAACCTAATACTTGAACTTGTGAAGCAGGGTCTAACTGTTCCCAAGAGATGTTAATTTTAGGCTTATCGAATAGCGGACTGAAGCCATTGGGCTTGCCTTGTGTTTGGGCTTTGGCCTGCTTTTCGGCGACGGTCAACTCCGGCACGATTTGCTCCGGGTCTAATACGGCGCTGCTACGGACAAACCGTTCGGATAACTCATCGACGTCAATCCGGCCGCCCCATTTCTTGTTAAGCTGGGGGTATTTCATAACCGTCTGGATAATACCCTCTATAATCCCCAACTGCTGGGGGTCGTCTTTTTGCGAACTGCTGGAACTGTCCACATAAAAGTATAAGGCTGGGGTTTCGGTATCGTAGTTAATTCGGATTTTATTATCAGCAGATAACATTCCAGCCAACTTACCCGGAGGGGTAGAACTACCGTCTGGATTTTGTCCACCGGGGGCGAAGTCGTCCAAACCTTTCAAGATTTCGGCCGTTTCCTCGTCTAACTGTAACTCCTCTATTCCGGTTCGTTCGGCGAAGTATAAGTTAATAGCCGTCTCACTCCACCTACCGAACCACGCCTCGAACTGTTTGCGCATGTAATTATCGTCAACTGATAGGGTAGCAGCGGTCATCTGTACCCCTTGCGGGGTTTTGGAGTTAGCATTACCGGAAGTGGCGCTAACATTAGTCTCCGGCGCGGCTAGTAAATTGAGCAACTGGGATTTCATCAACCCGTAGTTTTGGGGGAACTGGGAGATAGCCGTGGTGTCAATCGTTAAGGGTTCGACTTTAGCGGTCGGGTCGCTACCGGCGTCAATAATCGTATTCGGTTCGTATTTAATCCTGTTTTTATTAAACGCCCCCCACTTGACGATTGGCGGGTTTAACATTAGGGCGCGGTTGTACTGGTACATCTGCATCTCGGCGTCCATCAGGTTCTGAAGTCCACCGACCAACTCCACCACGCCCCGGCCTAACGGGTTAGAATAATCTATATCAGCATACATGAATTGGATAGGAATCTCGCCCCGGGGGTCTTTGTTTATTTTCGTCCGGGCAATATTCTCGCCTTGCGGTAAGAGGGGTGAAAAGGTTAGGAACTTAGAGCCAACACCCCTTTGGAAACCGGTAATAAGTTCAATCCCGCCCTTTACATTGACAGCCTTTTCCCGTTCCACCGGGGTTTGGGCTACGACGTCTTTAGTAGAAGTAAAATCTAAAATTGACTGTAAAACATTCACGTCCCAAGTTGGCTTGTAGCTTTTAGACTTTTTAACCAGCTTTTCCTCTTTATCTATCAGGGCTTTAATATCCTCCGTCCGCCACCAAGAACGCATAAATACAAAGTTAGCGTCCTTATCCGAGAGTTTGCCGGGTTGCACCATCACATCGCCCCAATAAGGCAACGTCAGGTCAGGGCAGAAGTAACCCTCATGATTTAAGAATGGCGTATAAGTACAGACACTACCAAAAGTCAAAGCTTTTTCAATCACGCTCCAACACTTCTGGATTAAGTCATACTGCGAATTGGCATAGGGGATAATCTTATGTTCGTAGATAAACTTAGCGACTATCGTCAACCAATCTTCAGCGTCACTTTTAACCGTTCCGGTAGGGACTTGCTGGACAATACGGTGAGGGGTCTTACGGATAACGGAAGCGGTCGTGCCATCAGTAGTGCGTGGATATTTCTTATCTATAGAGGGGTGGACTTCGTTACGGGCAATCCGTTCATATTCTAAGAACCACGGGTAAGTCAAGGACTCGGTGTACTGTTTACTCAGTATATACGTATCTTTTATATTGTCTGTCGTTAAAAATTGGTAGGCGTTTGCCATATGACCTCAAGCAAAGGCCGTATTGGTTACGCGGTGGCTTTATTTAGACTTTACCAGATACTCGCACCAATTCAAAATAACAAAATAGGAGTTATCTATATTTTTCTTTGGATAGAGAATCATAAAAGCCGGGATAGTTTGCTTGTCGTCAGGGTCTATGTATAGTTGTTTTTTATCCCGGAGTTCCCGCATCTTATCGGTGAACTTTAAATACTCGGCCGTTTCGCCCTGCGACCCCTCGACCTTAACTCTTAGATAAAAATGCTGGAAAGAATTGGCGACTTCACCCCGATACATATTCTCAACACGGGAAATAACCGACCCGTCATCGTCCGTCACGCCGGTTTCCTGTCTGCCATACTCCATCAGACTTTCCGTAAGCGTCGGCGCATTTCGTCCTCCGTATATAAGTGAGTGTGTTTCGCCCAAACTTTTCCAGAGGTTTTACGCATTATCTTTAAGTGGATTGGTATGCCGTCGTTATCGAATAAAAGGACTTGGCCAACCTTTAATTTTCGAATCCCAGAATGAGTCAGCACGTCAGATATTTCCTCCCAAGCCATTACAGTCCAATCCTTTGCTTAGTTATTTTCCAAGACTTATGGTTAACCGCTTTATCATCTATATAGTATACCGCTGCCGGTTTCGGGACAATCTCCCCGTAGTCCACGTCATAGTATTCCAACCAATCGGCTACGGCCTTTCTTCCGCTGGGCGTGTTAGCCATGGTGGTGTGGATTATAATATGGTAAATATCATGTAGGTCTTGTAAAGCGTCCAACGCGCCGGGCATAGGCGGCCCCATTTTCTTCCCCTCTACGGGATGTTTGGAATCCTCTATGGTCCCGTTGAAGTCTATGCAAATACTCTCCCTCATAATGAATATCCCGGCTTGTTATGGATGAATAGGTTCATAACATTTCCAGAAGTTACGGGTTCCTCGTCCTCGTCATCAGGCGGTCTTAGGCTTTCCATAGCGTAGCGTACGGCGTCCATACTGTCGCTGAAGTGGTGGTCAGGTATGTCTATAATAATCCCGTCCCTATCAGTACGCCACATATAGTTACGGTAAGCTTTAATGACGTTGACTGAACGCTTGGTCATGCTCATACGTTGGTCTTGCACCCACTGGATACCTTGATTAACCGAACCTTTCCCCTTATTAGCCCCGATAATATTCAACCCGTACTCACGCATTTCGTCTATTGACTTCGGTTCGGCGCTATCGGCGATACACAACATATTGGAAACATCCGAACTGTTAATATAATCCGCCACTTTGCGGTTAGACATATGCGTCCTGTGTAATAATTCGTCAACTATATATCCCCCATTGTAATAATAAATCGCTACAAGCGCCGCCGGGTCGTTGGCATAGCCGAAGTCCAAACCTAACCTTTCAAGTCGTGCCTCGTGCGGAATAGAATCAATAATCGTCCAATCCTTATATATTTTACCCTCGACCTCGCCCAGTTGACCAAGTCCGTAAACTTTCCACCAGCCTATATTATGTTTCCTTGATTCAATACTCTTGACGATATTCTGGTCCAGGGCGTTGTTATCCTTATAAGTTAAAGTAATAAAATCCAAGTCGGCTTCCCTATGTGGTAAAACTTCCGAGTAAAACCAGAACTCGTTGGTCGGGTTCCAGTCCAACCATATTTCGTCCTTGGTTCTAACTTCCAGTTGGTCAAAGGAATGGAAGGGTACATTGTTAGCCTCGTTAATAAATAAGATATCCCTACGAGGCCCTCTTACCTTATCCGGTGAATCCGCCCCGAAGAATTCTATCTTACTCCCCGTCCCGAAAGTGTACATGAAATCCGTGCGGTTCCACGAAGCGTCATTATAATACTTATGCCCTTCCATGATATTCAAGAAATCCCGGATAACTCCCCGCTTCAGGTGCGGGAGGCTTTCACTGACCACCGAGATAAGTAACCCCTCCTCGGTTTGGGCTTTGTCTATTAGGATTAGAAGAATGGATATT